TCAACGGGCGTTAATATTGTGATATCTGGACTTGCTGTGGCCAAAGTTGGTTTAAGTTCAACAACGTACATGGCTCCTGCCATGACAATGGCGCCGCACACCAGTGTTCCAACTTTCAAAATTACAGACAACACATCAACTGCCAACGGTCGTCCAACTGGGTCAATCTGGGTCAAGACCACAAACGCAAATGCTGGTGCAGATTGGATTATTAAGAAATACAACAGCGCAACTAGCTCTTTTATTACTCAAACAACAAAACTGTTTTCAGATAATCAAACAGCGTTGGCAACATTGGATCCAAGCGGCGGCGGCATCAACTTGCCAGTTACCTCACTATACGTTAAGTTTAATGATGACGAAGGTGGCCCAGAAATTGCCACATTTAAAATTTACAAACGTAGTGGTGTAGGCGCAACCACTATCACTGGTTCTCCAATAACTGCTAGCACATTTACCGCAGGCGCAAACTCTTTTACAGTACAAGAAAGTGTAATTGGTAGTGGAACATTAACTTCAGCTGTGACTATCACATTCACAGCCGCTGGCGCAACATCAGATTCAGACACATTAATTGCGGCATTCAATGCGGCATTGCCTGGTTCTAATTTAGTTGCTACCAAGAATGCCAATAACTCCATTAACATTACTCACACAGCAGGCGGAGATTTTAGACTAGTTGATACTACTAATTTACCATTGGCAAAGATATTTTCAACCAGCACCACTGCTAATTTGTATCCTAATCCAGCAGGCACTGCAAACAACTATGTTGCAAGTTTGTGGTCAGCCACTGCAAACGGCACAGCAATTGCAGCCGCAAGTGCAACGCCCCCAACAAACATTGCCGCTGATCAGCAATTGTGGTACAACAACGATATTGACGAAGTTGATGTCATGGTACACAACGGTACCACATGGGTTGGCTATCGTAACTACACACAAAATCAAGTAGGCGGCGACGCAACTGATCCAAAGGGTCCTAAAGTTAGTGCATCTCAACCCACTGTACAAAGTGACGGAACTCCGTTGGCCAACGGTGATTTGTGGATTGACACTAGTGATTTAGAAAATTATCCATTAATCAAACGATACAATTATCTAACTAAGAAATGGATGTTGTTAGACAATGCAGACCAAACAACTGAAAACGGTGTGCTGTTCCGTGATGCACGTTGGAACACAGACGGCTTGACTGCTACCAAAGCAGAGATTAGTGATTTGTTGACCAGCAACTTCTTGGACTTTGACGCTCCAGATCCTGCACTGTATCCAAAAGGCATGTTGCTATGGAATCTGCGTCGTAGCGGATACAATGTATTGAAATTTGCTAGAAGTTATGTTGACACTACCGCACGTAACACACGTATGAGCAATGCATTGATGACCAGCTACTATCCACATCGTTGGATCAGTGCTGCCGCTAACCAGGTTGACGGCGCTGGAAACTTTGGCCGTAAAGCAGTGCGTGAAGTTGTACTGGCCGCATTGAACTCTGAAATCAACGCTAACCAACAAATCCGTGACGAAGAAAGTCGTGTGTTTAACTTGATGGCTTGCCCAGGATATCCTGAAACAATCACTTCATTGGTTGCATTGAATTACGATAGAGGCATCAGCGCATTTGTAATTGGTGATACTCCAGCTCGTTTGACACCAGATGCAACCACAATCAGTAACTGGGGCAACAACACTGACAACGCCGTAAACAACGGCGATGATGGATTGCTGACAACAGACGCATACTTAGGTATGTTCTATCCATGGGGCTACACCACAGACTTGCTGGGAAACAACGTGGTTGTTCCACCAAGCTACATGATGTTGCGTACTATTGCACTGAGCGATAACGTTTCTTATCCATGGTTTGCGCCAGCAGGTACACGTCGTGGCGGCATTACCAATGTAAGCTCGGTAGGTTATGTTGATCCGTTAACTGGCGAATTTAATGCAACTGCATTGAACACTGGACAACGTGATACACTTGCAAGCATCCATGTAAACCCAATTACATTTATTACTGGAACAGGCTTGGTAAACTACGGACAGTACACACGTCAACTAAGTGCTAGTTCATTAGACAGAATTAACGTGGCACGTTTAGTAGTTTATCTGCGTAGACAGTTCAGTCAATTGGCAAAACCATATGTGTTTGAACCCAACGACACTATTACTCGTAATGAAATTAAACAAGCCGCTGAAAGCCTATTGTTAGAATTAGTGGGCCAACGTGCATTGTATGACTATCTAGTAGTTTGCGATACATCAAACAATACACCAGCAAGAATTGATCGTAGCGAACTATACCTTGATGTCGCAATTGAACCAGTGAAAGCTGTGGAATTCATTTACATTCCATTGCGTTTAAAGAATACTGGCGAGATTAAAGGTCTATAATAATTAGGAGAACACAATGTCAATTGCATCATTATCAAGATTTACAGTACCGCTAGCCAGTAACCAAAGCTCAAGTACTCAAGGCATGTTAATGCCCAAGTTAAAGTATAGATTCAGAGTCAGCTTTGAAAACTTTGGTGTTTCAGGTGGCACTGTGGAACTAACAAAACAAGTGGCTGATTGTAGCCGACCAGTTGTTACGTTTCAAGATCAAACTATCGAAGTTTACAACAGCAAGATTCATTATGCTGGTAAGCCAACATGGGCCGCAGTGACAGTTAAACTGCGTGACGATGTGTCAAACAACGTGACCAAGTTGGTAGGCGAGCAGAATCAAAAGCAGTTTGATTTCTTTGAACAAAGCTCAGCGGCCAGTGCTGGTGATTACAAGTTTCTTACACGCATTGAAATGTTGGATGGTGGTAACGGAACTAACACTCCTGTAGTGCTGGAAACGTGGGAATTGTATGGTTGCTATGTGGACAAAACAACCTACGCCGCACTGAGCTATACAGGTGCTGCCGAGATGGTGACTATTGATCTTAGCATACAGTACGACAATGCACAACAAATTGGCCCAGGCGCTGGCATGGGAACTGAAGGATTTGGACAGAAACGTGCTGGTACAGCCACTACAGGTGGCGGCGTTCCTTACAGATAATAAACAAACTAAAAACCCGCTTGGCGGGTTTTTTAGTGACTAGTCATTAACTACGTAGTTAATATTTAAGATAAATATTATTATGGCATTTACACCCAACAAATATTTAAAAACTCGTAGTCCTATGAGTTTTGTCTACCTACGAGATCAACGTCATGCAAGTCGTTTGTTTGCAGACGATTCTTTTAGACTTGCACCAAAGTTTAGTCATTTATTTCATGTGTCTTTCAGTATTAATTCCAGTGCATTAAAAAGTATTGACTTGTTGCAACGTCACAGAAACGAAATTAACATGCTGGTTAAAAGTATAACGCTACCCAAGTTCACCATAAGTGCAGAAACAGCTAACCAGTATAATAGAAAAAAAGTAATACAGTTCCAACACAAATTTGAAAATGCCACAATTAAATTTCATGACGACAACATGGGATTAATAAATCAAGTATGGCAAAATTATTACAGCTATTATTATGCAGATCCAACCAGTGCAAAAAACGGTACTGCCTACAATAGAAACGCCACTAAGAATTTTGATTTTGTTACCACACCGTTCGGACTAGACAACGGCAGCAACGTTCCGTTTTTTAATCATATAACAATTTACCAAATGGCTCGTCATGAATTTGTAAGTTATAAACTACATAACCCGCTAATTGCCTCGTGGGATCATGCAGGATTAGAATATAACGGTCAAGCTAAATTACATGACAACACCATGACTATTGCATTTGAAGCAGTGTCTTATGGGTCAGGCACTGTTAGTCCAGAAACTGTTGAAGGGTTTGGATTTGAACATTATGACGTTACACCCAGCCCCATAGAAGGCGTTGCAGACTCTAACAATTTAAGTCCAAGTTTTGTGTCTCAACAAAATGTCACAAGAAACAGTGCAGAAACACTGAACAATGTTGTTGAGTCAGTTAACACTTATCAAAATACTCAGGAAAAAACAAATCAAGGAACTCCTGGACTGCTGTCTACAAACTCAACCCAAACGGTGGGCGGTATTCAAGGCATTACATTTCCAGTTAAAACAACTGGGTCAGGAAATGTTACTGAAGCAAAAAAAGTCAATCTAGGATAACACATGGCCAATAATTTACCGCAAGCACAATCCAGCAAGGTTGATGCTAAACAATTTTTTGATAACTTCTTTGTGCATGAAGTTACGTTCCCAGCCAATGAAATTGATGCCACTGTGGGATTCTTTATGAAGCGAGGATTTGATACAGACAGTGCAAGAAGCACTGCTATTATTCTGCTTAATCAATCAAGGGTTGACAATGTGAATGTGTTTGTGTTGCTTGACAGTCTTAAAGGGTTGACAGATGTTCAGTTGGGGCAAGTTGTTGCTCAGGTATTAAACTCTTACAGAGAAAAAACAAGTATACTGGGATATCATATTTCTACAATAGCAGACACATACGAAAGTAGAAATATTTTAGTATAACATGGCATCAAAATTTGCTCGCGGAAAATATGAAATGAAACATCCTGAAAAGTACATAGGAAATAAAGTTCCTACGTATAGAAGCAGTTGGGAATGGAGTTTTATGAATTTTTGCGACAACAACAAAAGTGTACAAAAGTGGGCAAGTGAAGCTATACAAATACCCTACAAAGACCCACTAACTGGCCGTCAAACAGTGTATGTGCCAGATTTTTTTATTCAGTACATGGATAAAAACAGTAAAATGATAGTTGAGCTGATTGAAATTAAACCGTCTAGCCAGCAGATTATCGAACGTGTTGGCAAAAACAAATACAACCAAGCACAGTTTATTAAGAATCAGGCCAAGTGGACTGCCGCAAATTTATGGTGCAAACAACAGGGAATTAGATTCCGTATTCTCAATGAAAATGATTTGTTTCACACAGGCACTGCATAAGTAATAATATGAAGAAACTTGAAGAAATTTTAAATCTTCCTGAAAGCAAGACGCTGGTCAAGGAAGAAGAAAAGAAAAAAGCCAAAGCTGAAGTTGCACAGCCGTTCCTTCGCGACATGAGCGAATTTGATAAAATAGCGGCGGCATTGCCCGCAGTTAAGGGGCTGGGTGACGCAAGTGATGCTGAGTTTGATGCACTTGCACAACGTGCTACTGATGCATATGACGATTTAATGGACTTGGGTATGAACGTGGAAGCACGTTACAGCGGCCGCATTTTTGAAGTTGCGGGTGGCATGCTTAAAAATGCCATTGACGCAAAAGCCGCTAAAATTGACAAAAAACTCAA